TTATTCCAATTAAATACTGGTTCATTTGTCTCTAATTACGGTTATCAAAGACTTTTCTCTACAGCTTCTGGAGCTAACATTTTTACATTATCTATACCTCAAAAATTATTTGGAGATTATATAAACCCTAAAAGTTTTGTTTATGAAGCAGATATACAAGGAGGCGATATATATAAATGGTATGACTCTTTAGGGGATGGAATAATAAGTCAAGATATTAATGGAAGTTTAACTTATTTATCTAGAGGAATAATAAATTATGCTCATGGTACAATGATTATATCTCAAATTTCAACAGGAGGAGGAGCAGATTATAATAATGTAACTTGTAGTTTTCAAAGCACAAGAACAATCTTTGAAACCCAATATAAATGTACTATTAGACCTGATGAATTTAATTACTCATTAAATCCAAGTTTAATATCTGGCTCTACAGATGGCACACCTTATAATTTTGTGACAGGATCATATTTTGCTCCATATGTTACAACAGTAGGTTTATATAATGAAAAACAAGAATTATTAGCAGTCGCTAAACTTGCTCAACCATTACCTACAAGCAGAACAACAGACACAACAATAGTTATTAATATAGATAGATAAAATTATGTATAATTGGTTATATAAAGGTAAAGAAATCGATAATATAGAAGATTTTGGAGAACAAACTCCATTTGGATTTGTTTATATGATAGGTAATACAACTACAGGTAAAATCTATATTGGTAAGAAATTCCTACAACATAAAAAAACTAAAAAATTAGGTAAAAAAGCTATAGCTGAACAAACTGGTCCTGGTCGTAAGAAAACTAAAGAAGTTACTTACGCTGAATCAGATTGGAAGACATATTGGGGTAGTTGTAAACCACTTCATGAAGATGTAGCTTTAATTGGTGAAGATAAATTCTATAGAGAAATCTTAGAATTAGCATGGAATTCAAAACACCTATCATATCTTGAAGCTAAATACCAATTTGTATTAGGATGTTTAGAAAAAGATAGTTATAACGATAACATACAAGGACGATATTTTAAAAAAGACTTGGCTTTTGGTTTATAATCACTATATTTAAAACAATATGGTAAACCAAGCTTTAGTTGCAACATTAAATTCTGTTTTAGGACAAGGTAAAAAAACCTCAAAAGGTAATTTTGCCTATCATTGTCCATTCTGCAACCATCATAAACCTAAACTAGAAGTTAACTTAACTGAAAGTGAAAAAGGTGAACATCCATGGCATTGTTGGGTTTGTGATAAAAGAGGTAAAAGCTTAGTTAAATTATTTAAATTAATTGAAGCGCCTAAAGATAAAATAATTGAAATCAGATCACTATCAAAATATACATCAGGTAATTTTGAAATAACAATAACTGAGAAAAAAGTAGAATTACCTAAAGAATTTAAATCTCTTACTATAGAAGGTAATAGCATTGAATATAAGCACGCTATTAGTTATTTAAAACGCAGGAATATCACTCTTGACGACATTATGAAATACAATATAGGTTATTGTGAATCTGGCGTTTACTCCAACTGTATTGTTATTCCATCATATGATGAACATGGTAGTTTAAATTATTTTACAGCTAGAAACTTTAATAAAAATTCAACATTAAAATATAAAAATCCTGATGTATCTAGAGATATAATTCCATTTGAGTTATTTATTAACTGGAATATACCAATTATATTATGTGAAGGACCATTTGATGCGTTAGCTATAAAACGCAATGTTATCCCACTATTAGGTAAAAATATTCAAAAAAGTTTAAGAAAAAAATTAGTAACATCTAAAGTACAAAAAATATACATAGCATTAGATAAAGATGCTATTAAACAAGCTCTATCATTTTGTGAAGAGCTAATCAATGAAGGTAAAGAAGTATACCTGGTAGACATGGATGATAAGGATCCAAGTGATATGGGATTTGAAAAATTCACTAGCCTAATCCAAACATGTACACCATTAACATTCTCAGATCTATTTGAGAAAAAATTGCAATTAATATGATTGAAAAAAATGTAAATATCTATAAAAAAAGTGTAACTCGTATTTTAGATATAGATCCTACCTCTAAAAGGGTAAACATTATGGATAACCGTTTCTATAGTAGAAATAGTGATTATTATCCATCTGTTACAAGTATTTTACAATTTATGCCTAAAGGTAAATTCTTTGAAACCTGGCTAAAAGATGTAGGACATAACTCAGATATCATAGCTAGAAAAGCAGCTGATGAAGGAACTCAAGTTCATGAAGCAATTGAAAGATATCTAATGGGAGAAAAAATCCAATGGTTAGATGAAAATGATCGTTCTAATTATTCTTTAGATGTTTGGAAATTAATTCTTAAATTTCATGATTTTTGGACAACAAATAAACCTACTTTAATTGAAAGTGAAATACATTTATTCTCAGATCAATATAAGTATGCTGGTACTTGTGACTTAGTTGTTGAAATAGAAGGTGAAAGATGGTTATTAGATATTAAAACATCTAACTCAATTCATACAGCAATGGATCTACAATTAGCAGCTTATGCTCAAGCATGGAATGAGACATTTGAGGAAAAAATTGATAGAGTTGGTATTATTTGGTTAAAATCATCTAAACGTAAAGAAGGTAAATTACAAGGTAAAGGATGGGAAATATATGAACCATCTCGTTCAATCGAAGACAGTTTTAAATTATTCCAGAATGTTCATGAATTATTTAAAGTTGAAAATCCTAACCCAAAACCATCACAAGAATCATTCCCTATCGAAATTCAGTTAGACCCAAATATTTATGACAAAACTGAAGAATGATCAAACTTATAGATTTACTACGTGAAGCCCTTATTATTGAGGGTGGCAATGTATTTAAAAATACAGAATACGACGCTCAAGATATTTTATTAGCTAATATTGAACCTACAATTAAAAAATTTGTAGAAGATTTAGGTAAACTTTTCCCAAATAAAAAAGCATCATTTGCTGAATTAGCTGATAAAAGTAATTGGTTAGGATCAACAGGTAAGAAAGCTCAATCTGGAGACGTAGACTTAGCATACTCATCAGAACATTTTTTTAAAGATGGAAAAGTGGATATAGCTGGTTGGGGTATTGATGAGAATGAATTTAATTCTTTATATGAAAAATATAAAAAATCATCTCGTACTGCTACTGATGAAGCAATTCAAACTAGGGCGTTATTAGATTCAATAATCAATAAAGTTAATAATGCTGGTGGAGATATGTTTGGTAGTAATAAAGCTACAAATGGAGGAACACTCCATTTTTCATTCCCACAGTATACTCCAGCCGGAAAAAAATTAGATTCAAGAGCACAACTTGATGTCGACTCAGGAGACATGGATTGGTTAAAATTCAGATATAATTCTGAACTACCTAAAGAAGATCCAAATATTAAAGGTTTACATAGAGGACAATTAATGTTAGCTATGTTCGCTGCTTTAGGATATACTTTTAAAAATGGTAAAGGATTCATCCGTAAAGAAACAGGCGAAACAATATCAGATAAACCTCAAGGTGCTTTAGAAATATTTAATCAAGAGTACAAACCTAAACAACCACTAACTTTAGAAATAATTAATAATTATAATAAGTTAATGGATTATATTAAAACTAACCTTAAGCCTGAAGATGTAGAAAAAACATTAACTATGTTTAAAGAAGCAGTTAGAAGAGCAGGCGCCTATGTACCAGACAATATATGAGTGGAGCAGCAGGTGGATCACGTATAAAAAAAGAGGATTTAAAAGCTACAATCCGTGATTATAGAGAAAATATCTTAAAACCATTAGGTTTAGATAAATCTTATAAAATCACAGGTGTACGCTCTAGACCTGAAAAAGATATCTTTGGAGATATTGATGTTGTTGTTTCTTTCCAAGGTGGTGAGAAAAAAGAATTAAAACAAGAATTAGCTAAATTCTTATCACAAGTTGATAAAATCCCAACTATACCTCATAAGAAAAACAACAAGTATTTTATACATGGTAATATAGTTAGTACATTATATCCTATAATAGGCAAAGAAGGAGAATATGTTCAAATAGATAATATTGTGACAGCCTCAGAAGATGAAGGTAAATTTGCCTTTAATATGCTAGACCTCCCAGCTCAAGAACAAACATTAGCAATAGGTTTAGCTAAAACAATATTTACTGAATTAGATGAAAAACAAATAGAACAATTATTTAAAGAATTAAATGTTCCTACTAATGAAAGACCTGCTGAAAATGAAGAATATGACTTTAATTTAAACCCATCAGAATTATCATTACGAATTGTTCCTATTGGAAAAAATGATGGTAGAGAAATATGGAAATCAAATAAATTTGAGGATGTTAAAAAATTAACATCTGCTTTAGGTGTTGATATTGAAAAAGATAAATTTGATGATATTGTATCTAAAATTAAAAAATTTAAAAATAGAAGATCAATAGATCGCCTTAAAGGAATGTTTGCTAAAAATATACGTGTAGGTGATGCTGAAAAAGGTATTGAAAAAGGTATTAAAAAACAACAAGCTATAGATACAGTAGCTGCTTTAGAAAATAAATATAGCCCACTAGTAATGAGTTTAATTAAACCATTTATTGAAGGTGAGACTATGATTCTAGAAGATGATACTCCATCACAAACTATAGCTTTAATGCCTGGAGCATTTAAACCACCACATAGAGATCATTTAAGAAGAATAAACGCTGCGGCTGAAAACTCAGATAAAGCTATTATTTTAATATCTCCTTTAGATAGAGTTAAAGAAGGTGAAATGCCTATATCTGCTAAACAATCTTTAGCTATTTGGCAATTATATAAAGACAAAGGTGTATTGTCTCCAAATGTAGAATTTTTAATATCTCAAGATAATGCTCCTGTTAAAACAGCTTATGATATATCAACTGCTAATCCTAATATTCAATATATTGGAGTATATGGAAAAGATGATGCTGCTAGATGGAAAAACTTACCTAATGAAAAATATCCAAATCTTAGAGCAAGTGATTTTGGTATTGTAGCTGATTTAAGTGCTAGTGGATTAAGAAAAGCATTAGCAGATAACTCTGATATTACACCTTGGCTCCCAGATGGAATAACACCTGATGAATATAAAAACGCTTTAGGTTTAGAACAAGTTCAAGAATTATTTGAACCATCTTCTAACTCATATGAATATGATCAAGTAACATCCTTAGATTATACTTTCATGAGTGATTATGGAAGAACATATATAGTTGGAATAACACCAGAATCCGAAGGAAGAATATCTATTGACTTTGGTATCGAAGATGAATATGGAGATATCTCATTCCCTGAAACAAATGAAAGAGATGTATTTAAAATTATAGCAACTGTATCCAATATAGTTAAAGATTATTTAAGTAAACATCCTGATATTGAAATTATATCATGGTCATCTGTGGCT